TAGAGATGAAACAAAAAATAGTATATTTAACTTAGTAAAAATATACGAACAAATAGATTATAATGAAGATTTAGGTAATACTAACGTATTAACCAAAGGTAATTTTCAGTGGGCTAACGGGGTTAAAGACTCCACGGTTATATTTACACCAAATCCCAATGGAAGGTTTAAAGTATCTTGGGTGCCTGGTGCAAATTTACAAAACCGACAAAACCTTAAAAATGGTTTGAAAAGTCCAGGTAATGAACATATGGGTGCATTTGGTTGTGATAGTTATGATATATCAGGAACAACAGATGGACAAGGTTCTAAAGGCGCATTGCACGGGTTAACCAAGTTTAGTATGGAAGACGCTCCTGCGAATACGTTTTTTTTAGAATATATAGCTAGGCCACAAACCGCAGAAATGTTTTTTGAAGATGTTTTGATGGCTTGTGTTTTTTACGGAATGCCTATATTAGCAGAAAATAACAAACCTAGATTGTTATACTATTTTAAACGTAGAGGATATAGAGGTTATTCTATGAACAGGCCGGATAAGGTTTGGAATAAGCTTTCAGTTACTGAGCGTGAAATTGGAGGAATGCCTAACTCAAGTGAAGACATTAAGCAAGCTCATGCAGCGGCTATTGAGAGTTATATAGATAGACATGTAGGTTTACAAGAAGATGGTAGTTATGGTACTATGTATTTTAACACCACTCTAAATGAATGGTCTAGATTTGATATAAATAAAAGAACAAAATTTGATGCTGCTATTAGTTCAGGATTAGCGATAATGGCATGCAACAGACATTTGTATCATCCAAGGCCTCAAGTAGAAAAAAATAAAATAAATTTAAAAATAGCTAAATACACCAATTCCGGTGGTTTATCAAAACTAATAGAAAAATAAAAATATGGCTGAGTCAGTTGTAACAAGTTATTTTCCGAGTCAAATAGCAAGCGATGCCGAGAAAATGTCAAAAGATTATGGTAACACCATTGGTAGAGCTATAGAAAATGAATGGTTTAGCTCCGATAATGGAAATAGCCGATTTAAAAGTAATCAAGCAACTTTTCACAATCTTAGATTGTACGCTCGAGGAGAGCAAGGTATACAGAAATATAAAGATGAATTATCTATTAACGGTGATTTATCTTATTTAAATTTAGATTGGAAACCGGTTCCTATTATTCCAAAATTTGTAGATATCGTTGTTAATGGTATTTCAGATAGACAATTTGATATTAAAGCGTATTCACAAGATCCATATGGCGTTGAGAAACGAACCAAATACATGGAAGCTATTATACGTGATATGCAAACTAAAGAACTAAATGACTTTGCTAGAAAAGAATTTGGTGTAAATTTATTTGAAAGTAACGTAGATCCATTGCCTAAGAACAAAGAAGAGCTTGATTTGCATATGCAACTTAGTTATAAACAACAAGTTGAACTAGCTGAAGAGCAAGCTTTAAACACTTTATTAGAAGGTAATAATTATGATTTAATTAGACGTAGATGTAATTATGATTTAACTACTATAGGAATTGGAGCAGTTAAAAATACATTTAGCAAAGCGGAAGGGGCTACTGTAGATTATGTTGATCCAGTTAATTTAGTTTGGTCATATACTGATTCACCTTATTTTGAAGACATATATTATGTAGGTGAAGTAAAAGCTGTTCATTTAAACGAGCTTAAAAAAGAATTTCCTTGGTTAACTAACGATCAACTACAAAAAATTGCCGGACAAAATACAAGCAACAATGGCTTCTACGATAGAACTCTTAGTAATTCTGATTATGATGATTCAAATACTGTACAGGTTCTTTACTTTAATTATAAAACTTTTACGAACGAAGTTTACAAAGTTAAAGAAACGGCAACGGGAGCAGCAAAAATAATACCTAAAACTGACGAGTTTAATCCTCCGGAAGAAATGTATGAAGAGTATGGCATATCTAAATTGTCAAAATCTTTAGAAGTTGTTTATGAAGGTGTGAAAATACTAGGGGGAGAGTTGCTTAAATGGGAGCTAGCTAAAAATATGATACGCCCAAAAAGCGATTATACTAAAGTTAAAATGAATTACAGTATTGTAGCTCCAAGAATGTATAGAGGTAGGATTGAGTCTATAGTAAGCCGTATAACAGGGTTTGCAGATATGATTCAGCTCACACATTTAAAGCTTCAGCAAGTTATGTCAAGAATGGTTCCGGATGGAGTTTACCTTGACGCTGATGGTTTAGCTGAGGTTGATTTAGGTAATGGAACAAATTACAATCCACAAGAAGCATTAAATATGTTTTTTCAAACTGGTTCTGTAATTGGTAGATCATTTACACAAGACGGCGATATGAACCCCGGTAAAGTTCCTATTCAAGAAATAACAACTGGAGCAGGTGGTCAAAAAATGCAAAGTTTAATTGCTAATTACAATTACTACATGCAAATGATCCGTGATGTAACGGGTCTGAATGAAGCTAGGGATGGAAGTACACCGGATGCTAGAGCATTAGTTGGCGTTCAAAAACTTGCAGCTGCTAATTCAAATGTAGCAACACGACATATATTAGAAGGTAGTTTATTTTTAACTGCAGATTTATGTGAAGGATTATCATTAAGAATATCTGATATACTAGAATATTCGCCAACAAAAGAAGCGTTTATACATAAGATAGGTAATCAGAATGTAGCAGTACTAGAGGAAATGAGTGATTTATACTTATATGACTTTGGTATATTTATTGAATTGCAACCAGATGATGAACAAAGAGCTGTATTAGAAAACAATATACAAGCAGCTGTTCAAAGTGGTCTTATTGATTTATCAGATGCTATTGATTTAAGAGAAATTAAAAACCTTAAACTAGCTAATCAATTACTTAAGATACGAAGAAACGAAAAGCAATTGAAAGATCAGCAAATGCAACAGCAAAATATACAAGCTCAAGCTGATGCTAACGCTCAAGCACAGCAAGTAGCTGCTCAAGCGGAGGTGAAAAAGCAACAAGCATTAATACAACAGAAGATTGCATTAGAGCAAGCTAAGGCACAAATAGATTCTCAAAAGCTACTTCAAGAAGCTTCTCTTAAAAAGGAGCTTATGCAATTAGAGTTTGAAATGAATATGCGTTTAAAAGGCATTGAAGTACAAGGAAAGAAAACGGAAATAAAAGAAAAAGAAGACCGTAAAGACGAACGTACAAAATTACAAGCAACACAACAAAGCGAATTAATAAATCAAAGACAAAACGATTTGCCACCTAAAAACTTCGAATCCAGCGGAAACGACATACTTAGCGGCAATTTTAACTTAGGTTCCTTCGAGCCTAGGTAATAATAATAATAATTATATAATATTTTATCATGTCAGAAGAACTAGAAAAAGACGTGACTGCAGTTGAAGAAACTACAGCACAAGAAACGAAACCTATGTCGTTTGAGGACGGCGTTATCAAGGTTGATTTATCAGAATTAAATAAACCAGTAGAAGATGCCATTCCAGAGCAAGAAACAGATGCAGGCGATGTTCCTGTCGAGCAACCCCAAGACACGTCAAGTAGCGAAGAAGTGGTTGAAGAAGTACGGGAGCCCGTCCAAAATGACGAAGAGCTCATTCAGGCTGAAGAATCCGTTCTTCAAGAAATAACAGAAGAAGAGGTCCAAGAGCAAACAGATCAGTTAATAGAAGATGTGGTTGAAGCTGTTGCCGAATCAAACGAAACTGGAGCGGCACTACCGGAAAATATACAAAAAGTCGTAGACTTTATGAATGACACAGGGGGCAGCCTTGAAGACTACGTTAAGCTTAATACTGATTATGCTTCATTAAATGAAACGCAATTATTAAGAGAGTATTACGAAACAACGCGACCTCATTTAGACTCTGAAGAAATTTCTTTTTTAATGGAAGACAACTTTTCTTATGATGAAGAGTTAGACGAAGAAAGAGATATACGTAGAAAAAAGTTAGCTCGCAAGGAAGAGTTAGCAAAAGCTAAAAATCATTTAAACGGATTAAAAGACCGTTATTATGAAGAAATAAAAGCTGGATCAAAATTAAATCCAGAACAACAAAAAGCGGTTGAGTTTTTTAACCGTTATAAAAAAGAAAACGAACAGGCAACTAAAGTAGCTGAACAACAAGTGTCTACATTTAAAAACAAAACAGAAAAGCTTTTTTCTAATGATTTCAAAGGTTTTGATTTCAACGTTGGAGAAAAGAAATTTAGGTTTAAAGTAAATAATGTAGACCAAGTTAAAGACACCCAAAGCGACATCAATAATTTTGTCAAGAAGTTCTTGAACGATAAAAATGAAATGAGTGACGCGGCTGGTTATCACAAGTCTTTATTTACAGCTATGAACCCAGATGCAATTGCAAACCACTTCTACGAGCAAGGCAAAGCCGACGCAATGAGAAGCAGCGTTGAAAAAGCCAAGAATATTGATATGAGCCCAAGAGGTGCTCATGAAAAAGTCAGTATGCCGGGCGGTTTTACGGTTAAGTCAATTAAATCTTCTAGTTTGCCTAAATTCGGAATTAAAAGAAGATAAAACAACAACTTAAAACTTAAAAATTATGGCCGCAGCAGGTTCATTTACAGGCAGTGCAGGTGCTTTAGCACACTTAACACCACGCCCAACACAAACATTATTTAACGATAACTATCTAACTCTAAATGATTTAGATTTTACACAACAGTTCTTACCAGAAGTATATGAGAAAGAAGTAGAGCGTTACGGAAACCGTACGATCTCTGGATTCTTACGTATGGTAGGAGCAGAAATGCCTATGGCTTCTGATCAAGTAGTTTGGTCTGAGCAAGGAAGATTACATATTGCATACGACCCAGTAGTAACAACTACAACTACAGTAACAATTCCAGCAGCAGCAGGGGGAGTTAACCAAAACGTTATTGGCCCAGGAGCTACAATTGTAGTTGCTTCAGCTGATGGACTAGTTGTAGAAAAAGCTTATGTTCAAGCAGTAGCTGCTCCAGTAGCAGGCGCTGTTGAATTAACAGTAGTAGGTTATGCAGCTGCAACAATCACAGCTCACGCTGCTGGTAAAGTATTTGTATACGGTTCTGAATATGCAAAAGGAACTTCTAACGCAGGTACTTCTGTTGATGCAGCTTTCGAGCAGTTCAACAACAAGCCAATTATCCTTAGAGATAAATACAATGTAAGCGGTTCTGACACTGCTCAAATTGGATGGGTTGAAGTTACTACTGAAGCTGGAACATCTGGTTACTTATGGTACTTAAAGTCTGAGCACGAAGCACGTATTCGTTTTGAAGACCAATTAGAAATGGCAATGATTGAAGCTGAAAAAGCAGCTACAGCAATCACACCAGCTGCTGGATTGGGT